CTGCTTTAATCATACGAACCCAGAGGTTCCAATCAACAAACTTATTGAGTGTCTCGTCTAGTCCTCCAACGTCATAGAAGGCATCCTTCTTAAAGACGATTGCTGACATATCTATATAATTTCTAAACATGAGGAACTGTCTGTCAAAGTCATGTGCTATGCCTGCTTCATCATTAGGCATGATCCACATATCTGCGTAAGCACCATCTAGTTTCTTATTCTTCTTGAGTTCTTGTAGTAATACTTTGAGGTGATTCTTTCTCCAGGTAACATCATCATCTAGGAAAGCTATGTATTTAGCCTTTGCTTTACTGACACCTAAGTTCTTTGGTTGAGTATCTGATCCGAAGTTCTCTTTGTTCTTGTAGTAAGAGAGTCTATTGTCCTTCTTCATGATCTCTTTTACCATCTCTTCAGTACCATCTGTAGAACAGTCATCAACAACGATAATCTCTATGTTGTTAATTAACTGTCTTTTAACAGACATTATTGCCTTCTTGAGAAGTTCTACCCTGTTATAGGTAGATATGATTACACTAACCTGTGGAAAGTCCATGTTTTATCCTTATTGAATCGTAGTGACTGATTAGCCTGCGAGCCAAAAGGATCTTCAGGATATCAGACCTACCTCTTTTTATTACTTTTTCCATCTTCTTACCATCATTCATGTATAAGAGTCTGTATGTATTTGCGGGGATGTGACCTTTGGTGAGAGTCACTTTGAAATCTTTGTCACCTATGAAGACACCACCAACGTGTCCATAACCTCTTTGTCTTATTCTGAATCTGGGGTTTACTTCTTTGAGCAGTTTTTCGAAGTATTTTTGGTTCATCTATTCTTCTTTACCCATCACGTCTAAGTGACAGATCATGTGAAATGATTCACCTTTGTCGTCTGTTACCCATACTGCTGAATATCCTGAATAGAAAATCTTGTCGCCCTTTTTATAAGGTGAGTTGCCTGGGTGTACTATCTCTCCCATTTTTAAACCCTCTTCCATTGTTGAGGTGTTACCAATGATAAGACCACTTCCAGTCTTAACTTCTCTATCTAATGTCTTCACGAGGATATTCTCGTTGGTTGGGATAATCATAAACTGCTCCGTCTTTATATCTTAATACAATACTTATACTGTTATAACATAAAAAAACCCCCTCTGTCAAAGAGGGGGCTAAATACCGATAAATCAGTTTTTATCCAGCGGTTGCACCAGATTCTACACGATACATGAATGCATCATTTAGGATCTTGGTTGTGAAACCTGCTTTCCAACCTACATCACTGTAGAGTCTTAGAGCTGATCTTGGAGATGGGCTATCCACATAAGTGGTTAGATTCTGCAACTCGGATACTCCGAATGCTTCTTCTCCGAAGAACAAGGATTGGTAAACCTCTGCACCTGCTGAACCTGAGTTCGTTAGGATAGGAGCTTGGGTGCTGTTTAAGAAACGAACACCGTAGAGTTTACCGACTTCACCATTGTAGACACCACCTAGGGCGGTATCTGTGTATGTGTGAGCGTCTGTCCAGTTACTATCACCTTGTAAGTCGTATTCGACATCAGGGTGGATAACAGCCATATAGCTTCCAGATTTCATCTGTGGCTTAGCGTTAGCTCCCTTGAGTTCTCTTACTACTTTTCTAACATCAGCAACTTGCATAACGTCAGTTGCGATAAGGGAAGTTCTGTTAGCTACACCAGAGGCGTAGAGAACTTGTGTTCCATCATCAACGACATTACGGATGACTGTGTCGATTGAGAGTGCAGCTTCATAAGCGAGCAAATCTACTGCAGATGCAACAGAGTTGTCGATAGAAGTTAAACTCAAAAGATCAGTGATCTGTTCGAAGTTTCCATATTGAGATATGGTAGCTGATACTAAAGTGGCTGATAAGCCACTAGGTGTTGGATCGGTACCTTCTGTCAAAGCACTAGTCTTAGCACTTGGGTTGGTGTAACGATTCCATACTACTGTTTTTCCTTCACCTTTAGGAACTACTCCGACGCGACCTAGTTGTTTAAAAACGAACTGTGCCTCTGCTCTCATAAGAAAGCGTTTATCGTAGTAAGCCTTAACGACTGAAGAAAGGGTTCCTGTGGTTGTTAATGCCATATTGGATTTTTCCTTTTCTATACTATCTTTATACTATCGCCTTAACTTTCCTTTATGATCAACGAATTGACCATCTTTAGGCAGAATACTCTCGAGTTCCTCTAGGGATAAACTTGAGTAATCTATTTCGCCTCCTGCTCGGGACGTCTTAGCTGTTTCAACGAAGGCTCTCTTCTTTTGTTGAGTTGTTGTAGCTTTCCTCTGTTGTTGTTGAGAAGTAGCTTTGGCAGCTTCATAGGTAACGATCTTCAATGCTTCTTCGAGTTCAAGTCCAGGGGACCTCTCTACGATAGAAAGTGCATCTTCGATCTGGGTGTTATCTATTCCAGGGAACCTCTCCTTAACGGATTGGATCTCTTGCCCAGCTTTCCTTACCTCTAAATCTTCTCTCAAAGGACTAATCTTTTGATCGATGATTCTACCGAGCAGATCGAGAGCTTCTCTCTGTTCAGCAGGTAAGTTAGAGAAAGGATCTTCAGTTTGTTGTTTAGGCAGAGCCCTCTCAACTTTTGATGATAAATCCTTCATCTGTTGGTTTATACGAGTGCTATAACTTTCCATCTCCCGATAGGCGATGGCTAGATCTTCTGCACTTTTAAAACCCTTCTTCTCCGCAAGTTCTGCAAATGCTTGTCCCAGTTCGGGGGCTTCAGTACCTTGCTTTTCTTCAGAAGTTTCTTCGGTGGTTATTTCTGTACCAGCCTCAGAGTTTATAGCTTGTTCCATTTCTTCCAGAGATGAATCTGGGGTAATGGAGGCTTCTTTGGTTGTTGGTTCTTCAGACATTTTCCTCCTTCACATGAGCTACTTAGAATCGGGCGACATTTCGACCGAGCAGTCTAGTTTTTACACCACCCGACTCTAAGTAACTCACGCTGTCTATTTACTTGTTAATTGCTCTTGTGTTTTACCTCGAGAGATGATCGTGTCAATCTCTCTTTTAAGAGCGTCTAAGCCTTCGATGATCCCACGTCTATAGCATAGATCTTCGTAGCTTGTAGATGCTATTGCATCTTTTCTTGCCATTTCTGCCAGCTTCCCCAGTCTTGCAATAAGATATGTGAAGCCTTCCATTTCCAACAAGTCTTGCATCATGTGCGACTTATTGATTAGTTCTGCCTTTTTCTCGCGAGCCTCTTGTGGGCTTTGCATATTAGACCCTTTCAGGTGCTAAGGCACTTTGTAATATACCCTGTTTGGTAAGTTGACCTTCGGGTACTACACCTGGAGCTTGTTCAAGTCCTTGATCTCCCATTGGTACTCCTGATTGGTCAACTTCTTGTGCAGGGGGAAGCAACTTATCTAGGTTTTTAACCCCAAATGCTTCCAAAACTCTTCGTTTAAGTTCGGTTTGGTTTACTTCTTGGTCTCCAGCAAAGATCTGGTAAAGTTCCATCACTTGCTTCTTCTCCACAGCTTCATTGCTTGGGAGGGTAGATCCACTTTGTACCATTACATCAAAATCACTTCTAAGGTCTTCTGGTTTAATATCCATCCAATTAATACCATCATCACCTGAGATGCGTAATACCTTAGCTTCATCGATGAACTGTGCGTTCAAATCGACCATCATGCCACCCAATGTTTCGAGTGCATTCTCTAAGTTACGAATCTTTTGTCTGAATCTAGCATTACCTGCTTCTTGGATTAAAGAGATACCTGTAGCTGTATCGTTAGCTAAAGCGTCTGATCCAACTCCACGAGTAAAGTCTGAGACTCCTGTAGTTTGTTGAATATCTGCTTTAACAAGAGTTTCTTCTTGATAGCTTGAGCCTGTTACGTCTGGCATCTGCAAGATGTCTATACCATTCATATCATCGGTATGGACAACTCCACCAGCATCACTAACTAACTCATTCTCATCTACGTTAGCACCATTCTTAACCTTCCACATTCTATTTAAGACTAATGTAACGTTATCCATTCTTTGGTTACGTCTATCATTAAGCTCATATTGTAGTGTTTCGATTGGTTCTAGTTCTCCAACACCCAAGAACTCATGAGGTACTGATTGGTCTACGACTTTAACGAATGGTTTCTTGTTGTGTTTATAAGGATTAGCTTCATCACGAATGACATACTTCCTATTAGCAACAGTAACTACTCTATCGTCTTCCCAGTATTCTATTAACTCTACTAGGTTCTTATCAGACTCTATATTCTCTATCTCTGTTGGAATAGATACTCCTAGTGTGGAATATCTCTCACTCTTCTCGTCATCATCAAAAGTAGCTGTTGTTCCCTTGAGGTGAGCAACATTCTTATAGATGCCTTGTTTTTGTAAGTCTTCTAAGTGATCAAGTGTTCTGTACATACGGTGAGCAACCCAGCGACAGTCTTCAACTGTTGTTCCTCTTGGATCCCAGAAGAAGTCGTACATATCTACCAACTCTACCTCTGGACCATCGTATATAACTTTGTTATCCATCTCTTCTACAACACCTAGCTCTGGTAAAGCCTCATCGACTAATACCTTGCTCTCTACTTCTCTCTCTTCTCTCTTCCAATAAACCTTAAGGATAGATGTTCCATATATGAGTGATTGTTTAACCACATCAGGTAGGAGCTCATCCATCTCCATTTGTTCCCATTGAAAGTCTACTAACTTCTCTTGAATCTTTGCATATTCGATATCTTCTTGTTCTCTTGGCATGATATCTATCTGAGGTTTATTGGCAACCATTCTTGGTGCAACAGTCTCGATAGTGCTAAAGGAATAAGGAATCCACAGGTTACTCATCCATGGGTAAGCCTTTTCATCTAAATGAGAACGGTACATTTTATAGTAACGATCCCACTTCTCTTTGAAGGGGTTTCTCCACGTTAATGAATGGGTGAACTTTTTTACAATATCTCTTGCAAGAGCTTCATTTTGAGCCGCCTTGACTTTTCTTTGTTTTTTGGGCATTTAAATACCTTATGTACCTGCTCGGGTACTATAAGTATATTAGCGAGGACGTCCGTATGTCAATCGGGGACGTGAAGGTTGCCTATACATCCGTCTTTCTTGCCTATAACTACTTACAAAGTAACGTATCATATCCATTGCGTCATCATCCTTCTTGAGTGGAACTTCCTTTATTTCACCAGTAGATTTAGTCTCCATCCACCTATAGGTCTCAAACTCATCTTGAATCCAAGTAAGATTCTTATTGAACATTAATGTAGGTTTACCAGTATCCTGTCGTATTTTAAGCAGCTCACTAACCTTAGTAATACCGTTCTTAACTGAATCTGGTCCCTTTTCTACTGGATTGAAGTGAACACCCATCCTACTTAACTCTTCTATCTGCATTGGTTGAGCTGAATCTGCTACAGGGTTATTTATTATCTTACCTGAGTCTTTAATCTTAACTGCCTCTGCTATATCAGTAGATGTTAATCCACTCTGGTATAGACCGTCATACATATAGATCTCAGTACCAGTAGAGTTTATAGCAAAGTAACCAATAGCTGTCTTGTGTGCGAATCCAAAGTCTAATGCTCTAGTGAATGTCCAGTTACTATCTAAAGGTGGTATCTCTACCATGTGATCTTTACGACTGAATGACTTATAGATTAGACCACTCATCTTCCTGAACTCACCCAACATCTCCTGAGCAAAGGAATCTTCATCCATCTCTATCTTAGCTTGTTCTATTTCTTCTCTTGGTATATGTGGATTGTCGTATGTAGTGTAGTGGTGGTAAGACCAGTCATCTTCTGTTCTCTCTGCTAGATCCTTGAAATGATTTAAACCATTAGGAGTAGAGATAAACCAGACATCAGCTTTGCTATCCATAAGTGTAGGACGCATAACTTTCCATACTTCATCCCACTTATCTATGAAAGCAGTTTCATCAAATACACAGAAGTCTATTCTGACACCACGAAGGGAATCAGGGTTATCAGCTCCTTTAAGATAGATAGAAGAACCATTTGTAAAAACGAACTTTAGTTCAGTTTCATTTGCCTTAGATATTAGTTGTTTAGGAATATATTCTTTAAAAAGCTCAAATGCTATCAACTTTGTTTGTTTATAAGTTGGGGAAATCATCCATGATATTGACTTTGGATTTCTACTAGCAAAATCAATAATCTTTAAGACAGATAGGGTTGATTTTCCAGCTCTACGACCAATATTAATAACTTTAAAACGAGAATCATCATCCCAGATTACTGTCTGCCATTTACTTAATTTAACTTCCATTTTTATCTCTTTCTATTTTATGAATAGCCACGTGTTCTTGTTGAGTTAAGACCATTAAGTTATCTAAAGAATTATTACTTCTATTTCCATCTATATGGTGAACAACCATGCCCTTAGGAGCCTTAACTAACTCTCTATGTTCATAATCAAAAGATCCGTCTGGATGAATAACTCTTATATATCCACTTGCTTGCTTTATTTTCCAATCTTTTCTTTTACCCTTATTCCAGGGAACTAGCTTCTTACCATAAAAATAGTTTTCTTCTGGTGTTTTTCTTCTTTCAAACTCGACACGACACTCTCTACCACAAAACTTCTTCTTAGAATATCTAACAAGACTTTCACAATATCTTCTTTTCTTTGAAAACCACTCTTTTGGATAAAACTTATTTTTACATATAGGACATGTTTTAAGCATCTCCTCTTTAAACCACTTTGGTAACATATAAACAGATTAGTTTATATATGGGTGCTTGTCAATCGTTGCTCTTGATAATAACTAGTGGTTCTCCTCCTGAAGTTATATCAGTAGTTTGTTTAGGCATACCATCTATTCGGTTGCCTATTTCCTTGATTGCTTGTACATCTCCTTGTAGTGCTTTATCCATTAGAGCTTCACTAACAAGTTCTTTAACTTGCTTAGCATCTATCTGCTTTTCCATAGCTTGTCTTAGTACACCTGACCAAGTCCATTCAGCCTTAGGTCTACCGTTTCTATTTATTCTTGGATCGTTCTTTTTAAATGATTGTGGTTTTGCCATATAATTACTGTTATTTTACTGTTATATCACTATAACATTGTTATTAGGTAATAGTCAATCTACCTCGAGTTAAGTTCTTCTTTCACCATGTGTACAAACAACTTCCATACTCTTATCCATCTTTTTATAGTTTTCATATTACTCCTTGTTTATGTGGTCTATTATTTCGTTCAACTTAGTGAGTAAGTCTGTAATCCCCCAATCATCATTATTTATCTTCTCTATCTGTTTTGGTTTAGGGCAACGATCACACTCTGCTTTAATATAG